AAACCTGCTCCAAATGATACTAACGATTGTGATAAATCGTCTAATAAACCTTTTAGTGTATTACCTAATACTACTGGCTGTCGTGAACCACCTCCGTGTAGTTTCACCTTTCCGTCATCTGCAATTACTTCATTATTATTTTTTGCTCTTGTAATAATATTCTTTTCTGCTCTTGCTTCTATACTTTCTTCTTCGGCAAGTGCTTTAATATTTTTCTTAGCTTTAATTCGTATATCTTTTTCTAATGTAGTAATATCTATATTTTCAGTAATAGCTTTTACATCAACATTTTTCTCACCTTGTAAATAAACTCCGTCCAATAAAGAACCAACTAAAAAATTATTATTAGAAAATAATGTTGCATTACTTTTTGCATTTATAACTACTCTGTGTGAATCAAAAATAATGTGGGGTTTCGTTGTAGTTATATCATCTTTTAGTTCGTTAGAAAATTTATCTAACATAACATTACTTGGTTCTTGATACCAATCTTCAAAATCTATTTCTTCATTTGAAGTAATTTCTATTGAAGAACTTATTGCACTTAAATAAATATTAGGTGAGTCTTTAAAGTCTTCTCTAACTTCTCTTAAATCTCCTGAATCATCTAAATCATTATATTGATTACTACCTAATTGTATATAGTTTCCAAACCTACCTTGTATAAAAGTATCGCCCTCGTTGGGTTGTATTTTATAATGTTGATTATCTCTAAAGTAATCACCTCTCACATCTTGTGCTTTTTGAAACCCATCCATATCACTAAGATTAAAATCAGAAGTATTTAGTTTAGCTAATGGGTCTACAATACTTCCACCTGCTTTTGCTCTAACAAGTGATTGTGGTAAATAAAATCTTTCACCAAAAAATTCAAAACCAAGAACTATATCTCCTGGCAAAGGCATTTGTATAATGTTTGCACCTATCGGTCTAAACTCGCTCAGTCTACCAATAGATAAATCTTGTTCAGAGTAAACATATCTACCAAGAACTCTACCATAGTCAATTGATTCATTTTCATCTTTTAAAATTTCAACTACCTCTAATGGTTCTATTTGGTGAAACACTTCTCGTTGAAGCATTTGTTTTAGTTTAACTCGTAAGTTATCTTCTGTGACTAATCTATTTGATAATGGATTAGTTTCACTTGTTCCCTTTTTTAGAGAATCGAAAAATGCCATTTAATTTTCCTTACTGATAGAACTTTCTATTTCGTCTTTTTTGATTTGTAACTCTTGAACATCAGATTCTATTGCGCTCATCAGTTGTGCTGTTATTCGTTTTTCAGCTGCTGTAATTCTTTGAACGATTGTTGCTAACTTAACAAGTTGCTCGTCGTTCTTAACATTGATTTCTAAATACTCTTTTAGCATAGGGATAATTTGAACGGCTGTATCTCCGTCCTTGATAAATCCCACAACCTCTTTCATCAATACTTCTAATTGTGTTTTATTAGTTTTGGAATTATCGTATATGTCTTTGAAGACATCTGATAAGGTTTTACCCTCGAATATTTCGTAATCTTTTGCCATAATTTTGCTTGTTTTTTACCTAATAATAAATAGTTGAATGTCAAAAAAGAGTGATATATATTTATATACTCGTTTATTTTTTCAAATATTGATTATAGTTATTATACGAAGTCGGCGAATACCGACTTTTTATAGTAATAAACGGGGGAAACTAAATGAAAAATACTATGGCTATGATAATGGAAGCAGTAGGTGGAATTAAAGAAGTTCTGCTTCACGCTATCGGTCTTGGGGTTCTCGTTCAACTTATTTTTGTTGGCGGGTTCTTCGGTATGGACATTATTGGGAATCTTATTGAATTAGTAAATCTATTTGCAAATAGTGGATTTGCAGGATTCATATCACTATTAGTGATATTAGGATTACTCAATAAATAAAGGTGGAATTAACGGGTGGTAGAAATACCACCCGTTGTTACATCTAACCATAAGAGTCATTTAGAAGTTTCTCTATATCCTCTCTTTTAAAATAAATTTTATTTCTAATCTTCATTTTAGGAATAACTCCTTCTTCATTTACCCATCTATTTAAGGTAGATTTAGATATACCAAGATATTCTTTTACTTGTTTAGATGTCATTATGTTTAATTTCTTCGACATATTTTCTCCTTTCTTTATACAAGAATATACAAAGAAAAAATCGTATATGTTTAATAAAAAAATGTAAGTGGGATATACGCTAATCTAAAACGATATTGAAAGTTTGATTGTTAGAAGTCAATCGTAAAGTATCACCAACCATAGATTTTGTTGGTGCAATCATATTACTTATATCACCGAATATATTTGAATAACTAACTTCGTTTGTGGTAGGAACTTCATAACCATTGAAGTAAGTAATGTATGTTGTATCATAACTTACATACACTAAGTCATCAGTCAAATCTCTTCTAACTACATAACCTAATGTATCACCAATAAACCAATACAAATTACTTTCCCACTCAACTCTATGTGCCTCAATCGGGCCATACATATCTCCAACATAACCACTAACTCTATGTAGAGTTTGGACATTTGCTCTATCAAGTTCTAAATGATAATAACCATTTTCGTCCATAGGTAATCTCATATCATAAGTTATCTCAGGTGTTCGTTCTACCCATTGAGTTGTATTTTCACAACCAACTAAAAACAATAATAATATTATAAGTTGTCCCAAGAGCCAGTCCATTTCGTTTCTATTGAGCCAGTAGTCAAATAGTTTCTTTGTAAATTAACGTGGTGTTTCTTCATTACATTTACAACACGAGTTATGTGTTGAGTATTTGAGTTGGTCATTTCTCTAATCATAATGTAAAGAGCTTTCTTATTGAAGTTATCAATGTTCTCTCTCTTTTCCATTAGATACAATACTGCATTAGCAACATCAATATCTTGTTTTCTCTTAAAGATTGTTGTAAGATTGTTTGTCCAATACTCAATAAATAAATCAACATATTCTCGTTTAGCTTGTAGTAAGTCTTCTCGTGATGATTCAGATATTGGGTCTCTCTTGTAATCTGTAACTTCCTCTCCGTCAGTTTGTTTCATCTTTTTGTAGTTGTTATTGTTATGTAATATAAGATAATTCTTAGCGACGATACTGAAATAACTAAATGCCTTTCCTTTACCTTCTGTAAACTTATGCATATTCATATACAAGAAACTAACTACTTCGTGCATTACATCAACACTTGGAACATCAAAATAATAAAACTTAAATGTATGGATAATATTTTCTGCCAACTTTTCAAATGGAACTCTAATGTGTTCATTGTAAATTCTTTCCCTCATATGTGGACGAGTTTCTTTATTATGTCTAATGATTGCGTCTTCTGTTCCTTGATGAAAGTAATATCTTGGTGAACCCTTTTTGGCTTTTCTTGGCATTATATCTCCTCTTGTGTTATTTCGTTTAGTTCGTCTATTGCTTCTTTTATTGCCTGAAAGATAACTCCAACCTCATCATCGGCTTCAAAGTTTCCTTTGGCATCTATTTCGTTTAATGTGGATTGTGTTTCATTAATTCTATTAACATAACCCTCAATCCAAGTTTCTAATCTCTCTACTTTTTTTGTTAGATTAAATGTAGTCCAACCTAATGTGATAACGATTAATCCTAATATAATTTCTAATATCATTTTTTTGGTTCTCCAAATAGTTCGTTAAATATATCTTTAGGTTCTGTTG